CATTTCTTTTGACCGCTGACTTTGATAAGTATTTCTTCAATAAGACTTGGAATGTGGAAGCCTAACATTTCTAAAGTCAATTTGACTTCACGTTCAACCGTTGCTTGAACTAGCGTCGGCTTTCTTCTTCGACTAATTTTCTTTTTTCTTAGCATAGCCAAAAAGCTTAGAGCAATAAAAGCCAATCGGTCAAGTCGAATACGATTTTATCGTTGTGGGTGAAATGCTTATAGAAATATCTAGCCTTCAGGTCCTTAGCATGAATTGATTTTTGTTTTAGTCGTGGTCCCCAAGTTGCCCAATCGAAAATGATTAGTCGATTTTCATACGGGCTTCTTATCCTGATATTTAAAAAGACGAACGCCCTTCCTTTGCCCGTTTCAATTATATCAGTAAGCGCGGCAATTTGTTCAGGTCGAAAGTCCCTTAACGATAGCGACTTCCATTTTTTGAATTGCTTAGTTTCAATCCCAACGAACTTCGATTCAATGCTTGCCACAATGTCGCACGGTTTAGCCGCCGTAAACCTAGTGACCTTTAAAATTTCTTTTGTGATAGGGCTATCGGGGATTTTATACGCCCATGCTTTATTGTAGCGTAGGGACCTGATCACTTCCGTGGCGAACTTGCTTTCTTTCATAAGTTTTAGAAGTAGCACTTACGATTCTAAAAGACAATGTTTCACCTTTAGCGTTCAAGACTTGTTCGACGTAGTTGATAAAGGCATAAGCTTGTTCAAGCGTTTCAAAGAATTTTTTATTTTGTCTAAGGGGGCTAGTGCCCCATAAAAGTAGGAAGTTCATTCATTTTCTTCTTTGCTTACGAACGTGATCAAAACGTCGTAAGCCTGAACTTCTTTCGATCCAAGTAAATGTGAAGGGAAGTTTTCTATAACGGTCACAAAATCAACTTTGACTAAAACTTCTTCCGTTTCACCCCTAGGGTTTCCAATCAAAGCGTAAGAACTTTCTAAATATAATTTTGCTTTAAAAGTTTTCATGACTATTTTTACCACAACTTTTCAGCGTCAGCACAAAAACCTAAAACCGCCGAAAATTTTACACGGTTTTTAGGGCTGTCCAAGGTTGCAAGGTGTCCAAGGTGTTTTCTATATATCTATAAGTCTATATATAATATTCCCCTATAATGCTATAAATGCGTATGTAATGCGTAACAACTATATAAATATACTATATCTCTCTATTCTATATATATTTACTATGGACAGTATGGACAATATATAAGAAAGGCTTTTAATTTTATAGGTTTAAGTTGTCCAAGGTCCCTACTAATTTCACCTTGGACAACTTAGGTCACCTAGGACAAAAAAGAAAGCCCCCTGACGGGGGCTTCTAATTTCACCTTGGACAGCATAGCCCAAAACGGTGTCACCTTGGACAAATAAAAATGTCAGTATTTCTTATGAAGATAGCCGTCTTCCCCTAGTTTTTTAGGGGCTTTTTTAAGCCATTTAAAAGTTCTTCGACCGTCGTCCCTTACTCTAATTTTAGGACATTTTAAAATCTTTAAGGCTTTCTTGATCCGTGATTGCGTATTGTAGTCGCTAATCTTTTTACGAAGGCTAGAATCTAGGACGCACATTTCTTGCCACAAGTCTTCGAAGCTAAATTCGTCGGGGACGTTCTCACTTCTAAGGGCGTTTAAAACGTCCGCTTGTATTTCGTCCACGATATAACGATCCGCTTGTTCGTTCTCGGCGTAAGCCTTGACTTCAGGATCGTCTAGGTAAAGCGTTTCGCCTATCTGATAACACGCATAGGCTTCAGCCCACAATTGATCACGCTCCTTGCGTAGTTTATCAAGCGCGAATCTTGTGGTCTTCACGCACCAAAACCGCCGCCCGCCTGAAGCGTCCTTTAAATATTCATCGTCGTTCGTGGTCCCAACGAATACACATTGCCTAGGGTATGTTTGTGACCGACGTCCGTAAGCCTTTCTAGCAACGTCAAATTGCCTTGTGATGAAAGCCTTAAGTTCGTTTGATTCTGCTCTATTCATGGACGCTAGTTCGCCGAGTTCAATGATCCATTTCCCCCGCATATTGTCGATAACGTCCTTATTCGAAATGTCCCCTAGTGAATCCGACGACCACGGATGCGATAAGGTACTGACGAACGTTGACTTACCGATTCCCTGATCCCCTTCTAAGATCAAGATATGATCGAACTTGATCCCCGCGTTCATGACACGGGCAACGGCGGCGGTCATGAACTTCCTACCAACGTCGGCAAGATAACGGGTGTCACCAACGGCACCACAATAAACTTGCAGTAAACTATCTAGTCGATTCTTCCCATCCCATTTCAAGGACTGAATATATCTTTGCACGGGATGAAAATTATTGTCTTTACCTAGTTGAAAAGTTGCCGATGCGATTCTTTGTTCACTGACTTCAATGCCCCATTCTTTAGAAAGCCACGTTTGAATTCTAATATCATCAAGGTCCGAGAGTTCACGACCTACGTCCGATAGGTCCCCCCAAGGCGGTCGAAAGGTGTAAACGTTGGCTTGATTGAATTCATCATACGAGAAAAGAATCTGATCGGTCGGTTCATCGGCGTTTAGGTTTCGCAAAATCAAATGAAGATTGTAAGCGGTGTTTTTATATCCTACCCTTGACCTTTCTAAGCGTGAAACCCATGACACAAGTTCTTTTTCTTGCGCATTGATTTCGTCTTCACTTAGCGCAAGCATTTCGTCAAGGTCGTCCACAATGGCAACGTCTTTGAAAGCGGATTCGGCTGACATTTCACTTCTTATTTTATCTATTTGACCTTGTAGCCAACGGGCTGACGCTTCGGGATCACCCTTCCCCGCTTCGATCGGCTTCTCACTCATAAAATAAGCGGGATCAGTTAGCACATAGAAAATTTGTTCATCCGATAAGCCCGCATAGATTAGCGCGTTTAAGCAAGCGAATAGGGCTTCACTTCGACTAGGATAGTTTTCGAATCCTTGACCATTGCTTATCAGATTGAAGAACTTTTCACTTACGGGGGTAGAAAATAAATCGACTTCTTCGAATTTAATTTCTTTCGTTGACTTCTTTACAAGCCTAACTTTTGAGGGGATGAAATTAGCATGAAGCGGGATTGACTCGAAATCACGCAAAGGCACTTCCCATTCGTAGGCTTTCATTGTGTCGGGATGCGTACTAGGGGGAAGAACTACTTGCTTACCGTCACCGAAGACGTCAACTTCCCACGCTAACCGCACGCGATAGCCCGCTTTGATTTCATCTTCATTCAATTGTTCACGATCGGTTTTAGACGCTTCCACTGACGGCATGAATACTTTGACCTTATGCCCTGATCGTAAAGCTTTGAAGCTTTGTTGTGGGTAGCGTGTTCTAAAATAGAAATGGCAAGAACCGCCGCCACGACCTGACAAAACCCTAGGGGCGAATTCATGTGTCGGACAAAAAGCGTTCAAAGCTTTTTCCATTTCTTTAAGGTGAATAGGATCACTAGACTTGACGTCACAATCCAAGACGCATAGGTGCGTCCCATCTTTGAACGTGGACGCCGTACCTAACCGCACCCCGACGTTCATAGCTTTCTTGTATTCTTTTTCTAACTTGTCCCAAGCCTTACGTTTCCCGTCTTGCCAATTGTCTCCAATCGGTCGCTTCGATTTCGGGTAAAGCCACAATAAAGCGAAGCCCATATCGTGCAAGGGTTTTATATCCCTAAATATTTCGTGACTCATTTTGTTTTCCTTCTTCCCCATATTCAAGGTCAATGATTAGATCAATATAATGTTTCGCTTTCTTCAAGTCTTCGATCCCATTCTTATGCTTGTAGCGGGTAACGTACTTGATCACATTGCCTTGGCAAAAATTTAGATTGTTCTTCATGGTGAATTCGATCGGTTGAATCTTCATATCTTTATAGTGATTGCCGCCGACTTGCACGCTAAGGGCGGGTTTCGGTTTAGTCTTTTCTAAATTATAAAGACAAGCTTCACACAATTCGTTCGTTTCATATTTTAAGTTCGGTTTTCGACAAGA